AATAAAAACTAATAAAAACTCTAAATCGATAAAACGTAAATCATCATTAATCTTACTTATGGCGCTATCTCTATGCCTATTTAGTACACAATCATCACAAGCTTCTATAGATCGATATAAGAAGCTGAAAGCGATAATAGATTATCAATTAACGGATAAGCAATATAAATGTCATAATCAGATTGTGTTTAGAGAGAGTAGTTGGAACTATAAAGCTATAGGTAATATAGGGGGTACTAAACAAGCCTATGGTCTCTATCAGCTGAAGATTAAGAGTATGCGTGTAGCTATACCGGAACTACAATTCTGGAAGTATTGGGAGTATGTAGCACATCGTTACGGAATCACACAGTATGATGAGCCTAATTATTGCAATGCATTAAGACATCTAAAGACTAAGGGTTGGCAATGAGTACAAAGCGAGGAGATCCGAGAGGCACTAGAGCCTATAAGGCTAGGCGCTTAGAGATACTGCAGCGAGATCAGTGGTCATGCTTCTATTGTCAGATGCCAGCAAGTACTGTCGATCACGTGATACCAATCAAAGCAGGTGGCGATCCCATCGCTTATGATAATTTAGTCGCGTGTTGTATTAAGTGCAATAGCGTTAAGGGGAGCAGATCAGAAGGTGTTTTTTTAGGTAGGATGGCCACCCCCCCTGTCTTTTCTTCCAATATCTCCCTGATGAAGTCAGAAGTGCACCAAGACAGTCCATTTTCTGCCCGACCAGTCACAAATGAGCCTAACTAATGGCCACTAAGAAAAAAGTCCTACGAGGGGCAACTTCAGCAAGGCTTCATAGTCCACTTCTCAAAGGTAAAACTCGATCTGAAGAAGTAGCCAAGATGTCTGAAGATCTAGGTATGCCTTTATTGCCGTGGCAGCGCTGGGTCTTAGACGATATGATGCGAGTAGACACCAAGGATATGTACATTCGCAAGACATCGCTCATTCTCGTAGCACGTCAAAATGGCAAGTCACATCTCGGGCGCATGCGCATAATATGGGGTCTATTTTACGGTGGAGAACATAAGCATTTGATCATGTCATCTAACCGTGCCACAGCTCTTATGACCTTTCGAGAAATCGCTTGGATTATTGAGAATGCACCGCATCTCAAGGCAGGCACTAAGGCTATCCGGTATGCCAACGGCGGTGAGAGGATAGAGCTTCTTAATGGCGCTACTCTCGACCTGGTATCAGATACTCGAGACTCAAGCCGTGGACGTACAGCAGACTTCTTATGGATTGATGAAGTTCGAGAGATCAGCGCCGAGGGCTATAAGGCTGCAATTCCAACAACGCGCGCACGACCTAATTCTCAGACATTGCTTACATCAAATGCTGGTGATGCATTTTCAGAGACCCTAAATACGTTGAGAGAAAGAGCACTATCTGCGCCGCCTAAATCATTTGGATTCTATGAATGGTCAGCGCCGCAGTATTGCAAAATGACAGATCGGAATGCTTGGGCGATGGCTAATCCAGCCCTCGGACTAACTATAACGGAGGAAACACTTGAAGAAGCCGTGGCAACTAATAAAATTGAAGACACTCGAACTGAGCTTCTTTGCCAATGGATTGATAGTCTACAGAGTCCGTGGCCTCATGGAGTTCTTGAAGCGACATCCGATTCCACACTCACGATCCCAATCGGCGGCTACACGGTCTTTGGGTTTGATGTTTCTCCATCTCGTCGCAATGCGAGCCTCGTTGCTGGTCAAATTATGGGTGACGGCAGAATCGGTGTCGGTATCCTTCAGACGTGGGAGTCGCAAGTCTCGGTAGATGATCTCAAGATCGCAGCCGATATAAAAGCGTGGGCAGATCAATATCGACCGCGACAGATATGCTTTGATAAATACACGACCCAGTCGATCGCCGATCGTTTAGGAAATGCCGGGCAGATGATGAAGGATATCTCTGGCCAACAGTTCTATCAGGCTTGCTCCGACTTACTCGATGGCCTAGTTCACTCAAGGGTCGTTCACAATGGGCAAAAAGAGCTAATCCAACAGATGAACAACTGTGCAGCCAAAGTCAATGATTCGGCTTGGCGTATCGTAAAGCGTAAGAGCGCTGGCGATGTATCTGCGCCAATCTCACTTGCAATGGTTGTCTCAATGTTAATGAAACCACAACAGGTAGCGGCTATATACACAGAATGACCCATATGTAGTGTATAATTGCGGTCTATGGGTATCTTCTCGCGTAAAGAACAGCCAAAGAATCTAGAGGCGCAATACGCCCCGCTTATCATGGGTGAGTCTCTTAATGGATTCTATAATTATGTAGCGCCTCGCATCTCTCGCAGCGATGCTATGACAGTCCCCAGCGTAGCCCGCGCCCGCAACTTAATCTGCGGGACTATAGCAGCGATCCCTATGGAGTATTACAAAACTTCTACAGGCGAAGCAATCTCACCGCCTAAATGGATCAAGCAATTATCTAAAAATCAGCCTTCATTCGTAACCCTCAGCTGGTGTGTAGATTCGCTTCTATTCTTTGGTAATGCCTACTTGCTAGTAACAGAGCGCTACGCAGAAGACGGTCGCCCATCTCAAATGGATTGGATTGCCAATGCTCGCGTCACATTCGACACAGACGTATATGGCTACACAGTAACTCAGTACTTTATCGATGCTGTCCCAGTTGCCATGGACGACATTATTACTATTCAAGGGTTTGACGAGGGAGTCTTATCTCGATCAGCTCGTACCATCCAAGCGGCTATAGATGTTGAAAGAGCTGCGGCAGAGAATTCCAAAAATCCACAGCCTGCAGGTTACCTCCGCAATTCTGGAGCAGATCTACCACCGGCAGAGGTTCAGGGATTATTGGCAGCGTGGAAGAAATCCCGCCAGAATAATTCTACGGCTTACCTGACTTCTACCTTAGACTATACATCTGTTTCATTCTCACCAAAAGACATGATGTACAACGATGCAATTCAGACACTTAGTACACAGGTATCTCGTGCAATGAACGTCCCAGCATATTATCTTTCAGCTGATCAGAATACGACAATGACATATGCGAACGTGCAAGATGAACGCCGTCAATTCTTGACTCTATCGTTACAGCCTTATATTTCTGCTATTGAAAAGCGATTTAGTATGGATGATATATCTACAGCTGGCCACGAAGTTAAATTTGATATAGATAAAAACTTCCTTCGTACAGATCCAATGGAAGAGTTGTTAGTTATTGAAAAGTTACTAGCACTTGGCTTAGTTACTACAGAGCAAGCGATGAGCATGACAGATCAGACACCTAATGGAAGCGCAGGCCTATAATGGAGTTATACATCGAAGCATCAAGTATCGAATGCAGCGAAGATCGCCGTGAGATTTCAGGCAAGATCGTGCCAATCGGTACAGGGGAAATCGGTCACACTAATCTAGGCGGAGTCTCGTTTGAGGCTGGCGCAATTACTATTGAAGATCCTACAAAGATTAAATTGCTTTCACAGCATGATATCAAGAAGCCAATCGGTCGCATGATTGCATCCGAGACTCGCGCTGATGGCATCTACGCTACTTTCAAGTTGTCGCGTTCTACTGGTGGCAACGATGCTCTAGTTATGGCTCAAGAAGGATTAGTATCTGGTCTTTCTATTGGCGCAGAGATCATCGCATCAAAGCCATCACGCGATGGACACACAGTAGTCTCTCAAGCAAAAATCAAAGAAGTTTCTCTAGTTACCGAGCCAGCATTTAAGTCTGCTCAAGTACTAGAGATCGCGGCTGAAGAATCGGCTGTCGAAGAAACCCTACCAACAGAAAGCGAGGCAGCTACCGTGGAAGAAACCACTCAAGCCGTCGAAGCAACACCGGTTGAGGCTGCGGCAGTTGAAGCTGCCCGTCCAACAGTTACAGCAACACTTCAGGTCAAGGAGCGCACCGCTCCAATTTCATCTGCACAATACCTTGGCGCATCAATCAAGGCAGCAATGGGAGACGATGCGGCTCGCCGTATGGTACTCGCAGCGGATGATTCAACAGCAACAAACACAGGCCTTACATTGCCTACACACCTCAACACTTTCATCACTACACAATTCGCAGGCCGTCCAGCGATGGATGCAGTGACAAAGTCTGGTGCAGTTCCACAATTAACATTCACTATTCCTAAATTAGGTACAGCCGCTACATCTGCAGAGACAGGAGAAGGCGCAGCACCATCTGAGACAGGAATGACTTCTACATATGACACAATCACAGCCAAGAAGTACTCATCACTAAACCGAGTATCTTTCGAGCTTCTCGATTTCTCTAATCCAGCATTTGAGGCACTATTGCTAGACTCAATGCGTAAAGGCTACGAGAAGGCAACAGACGATGCAGTCCTAGCAGCATTCGCAGCTTCAGGCGTACAGGCAACAGGAGTTGCAGCAACAGCTGCAGGTCTTCAGTCATTCATCGCAACCCAGAGCGCAGCAGCGTACAAGGGCACAGGCGGAGACTACGCAAGCAAGCTAGTCGCATCAACCGATCAGTGGGCAGCGATCCAAGGATACGCAGACACAACAGGCCGTGCGCTTTACTCATCAGAGATCCCAATGAACGCTTCAGGCGTTGCATCTGGAACTTCTACAGTAGGTCGCGTACTTGGTGCAGATCTCATCGTAGATCACAACATCACGACAGAGGGAATCATTGACGATTCA